GCTACATTTTCAGCTAATCAGGCAAAACAATATCTTGATTTGCCCGTGAGTTTAATTACAGATAGCAGAGGTTGGTTAGAAAAAAGCCAGCCAAATCATCCATTTGATCAAATTATTGATGTTGAATATACATCAGCATCTCAGCGCAAATCGTTTTTTGACGGCTCACTAACATCCAAAAATCTTGAGTGGAGAAACTTTGCACGTAATCTTGCATATGATTTAACACCCTATGACACTACACTAGTCATTGATAGCGATTATATTATCAACAGCGATAATTTAAAACTAGCATTTGCACGGGATATAGATTTTCAGATATATTCAAAAAGTATGGATTTAGCATCTTGGAGAAATACAGAAGAATTTGATCGTGTTAATATGTATAGTATTCCATTTTACTGGGCCACGGCATTTATATTTCAAAAAAATGAAATTACTAAATCATTTTTTAATTTAATTGCTTATATTAAATCTAATTGGAATTATTATCGTATACTTTATAATATAGATTCTACGTTATTTCGAAATGATTATGCTTTTAGTATTGCTATACATATTATGAACGAAAAAGGATTGAATTCTTTTGCTATGGAGTTACCAGGAAGTATGGTATATACTAAAGATAAAGATCTATTAGTTTCTTCAGTAGATAATAAAATGAAATTTCTATTAGAAAAGAAAGACTATCCAGGCGAATATATTTTAGCTAAGACACAAGGTTTAGATATTCATGTAATGAATAAATTTAGTCTAAGCAGATTTATTGACGGAGGTTCAGGTGTCTAAAGGATTTTTAGTACTAGCTCAAAATACAGATTCTGACGATTATATTCAGCAAGCCTATGCTTTAGCGTTGAGTATTCGTTGGAGTCAAAAAACTATTACTAATATTTCATTAGTAACTGATGATATTGTTCCAAAAGAATACCAGTCTGCATTTGATAAAATTATTCCAATACCGTTTGGTAGTCCGGAAAGTGTCAGTCTTTATAGAGCAGAAAATCGTTGGAAACTCTACTATGCCAGTCCCTATGACGAAACTATTGTACTAGATACAGACATGTTAGTATTGGAAGATTTAAGTTCTTGGTGGAAATATTGTGAAAATTATGATATACGATATTGTAATAGAATACAAAATTATAAATTAGAAGCAGTAAACGATAAATTACATAGAAAAACATTTATTGCTAATAAGCTAACAAGCCCTTATTCGGCTTTACATTACTTTAAAAAATCAAACTCTGCTTACGAATTCTATAAAGTTTTAGAATTTGTCTGCAATAACTGGGAATGGTGTTGGGATAAATTTGCTCCTGAAGAATATCAAAAATGGTTAAGTATGGATTTAGCTGTTGCAGTAGCAATTGAAATAACTGGTGCTTACGATGTTGTGGATGCAAACAATCCAATGGAATTTGTACATATGAAAACACATCTACAAGGATGGAAGACTTCATCAAATTTGTGGCAAGATTTTGTACTTACAAACTTTACCAATGAGCTAACCGTAGCTAATATAAAACAACAAAAGTTGTTTCATTACATAGAAAAAGATTTTTTATCTGAACATATTTTATCAAGACTACAGGAGCTAGCACATGGCTAAACGCTCTCAAAAACAAAAAATCGTAGAGGTAGTTGAGCCTAAATTCTATGCTCATTATGACGGAATGACTAGGAATATCTTCAGCGTAAACAATCATAAAATTGAAGGGTGGCCGCATTTTGTGGAAATTTCGTTTCTCGAGTATGAAAGATTAGTTACTGGAAAAGATGAGTTTACTGATTTTCACATAGGAACTGTTATAGCTGTTGACGGAACCGCTTCTTTAGGATTAGTTTCTAAAAAAGTTATACAAGAACATAATTTTAAAAATAGATTACTATATTGGATTGAGCGTGAAACAGAAAATGCCGACATGGAAATTCATTATGATGCATACAATTCCCAGTGGGTATTTTTAGTCTCAGACGAATTTAGACAACGATACTATTCTAATCAACTACCAATAAGTTCAATTTCTTTTTTTATCACGCTAGGAAAAGATCCTAACTTTTTACTACGTGTAATTGATATAGATTTAAAATCAATAGTGTCAGATAAAATTTTAATAAATTTTGATAGTAAGTGGGAATCAAATATTGATTTAATTGCAATTACTTCCAATCTATCAACTATTACATACTCTCTTAAAATTTGGAAAATATATGAGCAAGATCAAAGTAATTGAACAAGACATAATATTTCTCAGCTATGATGAACCTAATGCTGAAAAGAACTATGCCGATTTATTAGCAAAAGTGCCATGGGCTAAACGTGTGCATGGAGTTAAGGGTAGTGATGCGGCACACAAGGCTTGTGCAGCGCAATGCGAAACAGAATACTTTGTTACAGTAGACGGCGACAACATTATCGATCCTGCATTTTTAGAAGTTGAAATTGACTTAGATGAATTAGGTCTAACTTCTAATCATGTGTTTAGTTGGTGCGGAAAAGTTCATGTTAATCACTTGATGTACGGCAACGGTGGACTTAAAATGTGGACCCCTGCGTTTGTTAACAATATGAAGACTCATGAAAATTCTGATCCTAATGACACTAAGGGTCTAGTAGAATTTTGTTTTGATGATCTGTATTATCAATTTGACGAAAACTATTCAGAGAGCTTTACCAATGCCAGCCCATTTCAAGCCTTCAGAGCAGGATTCCGTGAAGGTGTAAAGATGTCGTTGGATCAAGGTGCAAAAGTTCAAGACATTAGTAAAATATTTTGGAAAAACTATCATAGGTTATTGATTTGGTCTAACATTGGTGCCGATGTTACTAATGGACTTTGGAGTATGTATGGTGCAAGAGAAGGCGCCTATCTAACTAATTGTACAGATTGGGACTATACTAATGTTCGTGATTTTGATTATTTGACTCAACAGTGGGAAGACAAATACAGCAAGGTAACTGAAAAAATGTTGCCCTACGAAATTATGGGTTTAGGTGAAACACTTAAACACGAATGCGGTTTGGAAATCACAGACGTTGATTCAACCGGAAGCAAATTTTTTAAAACGGTGTTTAACAACTCGCCCCGAACTCTTAGGAAGAAATTATAATGTACGATATAGTTTATATTACATACAAAGAAGAAATTCCTCCAAGTTATTATATTGAAGAATTTATAAAGAAATTCCCGTATCATAAAACACATTGGGTGCGGGGTATTAAAGGTATTCATAATGCTCACAAAGAAGCAGCCAAGCGAGTATTTTCTAGTATGTTTTATGTAGTTGATGCAGATGCAAAATTATTGCCTAATTTTAAATTTGATATTAAATTAGACCCCAGCGAAGAAGATATTGTACATGTGTGGCGTAGTATTAATCCAGTTAATGGATTAGAATACGGCTTCGGCGGCATCAAATTATTGCCAACTGAATTAACAAGAAATATGGATACTACTAGTGTTGATATGACTACTAGTATTAGTTCTAGATTTAAAATAATGCCAGATATTAGTAACATTACACAATTTAATATAGATCCACTTAGCACATGGCGTAGTGCATTTAGAGAATGTGTAAAATTAGCCAGTAGAATCATTCCCGGACAAGATAACAGTCAATCAGAACAGAGGCTACATGCATGGATACACTTTGGCGGCAACGAGCCTTTTGGTGAATATTCAAAGGGAGGTGCGAGTGCGGGAAATTGGTTTGGGACCACCTATAAAGATGATCCCGAAATGCTAGCTAAGATTAACGATTATGATTGGCTAGAGCATCAGTTCAATGCACACATTGAACAATTTCCGCCAGAAACTTTTAAATAAGATCTTTAGCTAAAGGAAAAATCTCAGCTATCACTCGAGCACATGCAATAGCAACTTCTTGGTGTTCTTTTTGTGTGCCATTTGCACTACGCAGTTCAATAAAGTGAATCCAACTACGTAGTGTACCGTTCATATAAATTCTACTTTCGATTAGGCCTTCGGGCAATACAGCCCGGGCCTGCTCTTTTGCTATACCATTAGCGATAGCCCATTCGTATTCCCGTTTGGCAGCATAGATAACTCGTTGCTGAGCTCTGTACCAATCGTTTTGTAACATTGTATCATCCACTTCGACGCTGTTCTGTCTGTTTTTTGGATCTTGAAGTCTTGCTTCTCTTGTAACAAACGACAAGTCTCGAGTAGGGTCAGCATATCGCTGACTGAATTCTTGGAAGCTGAAACTTCTGTGTCGCAAGATTTGTCGGGCAATATCTCTTGTAGTTGTGATTTCAATACAGGCGGAGACCATTTCAAGTGGGCTCCAGTGCTGGTGTTTGACCAAGTACTTGATGAGTTTGTCTGATGTCTCTGTGTTAAGTTGGTTGCTGGGATTGGACACACGGGCGCAATACGCAATGAGTTCCTGCGCATCCGTGATTCCAAGATTTGCAAATTCTGCTGTTGGTTGTGAGTAACTGAGTAGCTGAACATTCATTATTTATAACTTCTTTTTCTTAAGGAATTTTTGGGTACTACGCTCGATGTCAGTACGAACTCGTTCTGTGTCTAATTTAAAATCAATGTTGTCTATAG